GGTTGTGCGCGGAAATAGACTCATGGTAATTGTCTCCCCTGGCTGCGCAGATCGGCATCAACGGCGGCCGAAATCTCAGACTTGTTTTCCATTATCCAGTCGCCGCCATCAAGCGCCTGTATGTTCCAGTTATGGGTGATCGTTAACGGCTGCCCCTGGGCATGCACCTGCTGCTGGGTCGGTACCGGTATGGCCTGGTTTGCTGCTGCCACCGTGCCGGCTGATGTTGATGGTACCGCCGCACCACCGCCGCCACCGAACGATGACGACCGTATCGCGGAGATCTGGGCGGCCACGGCTGCTGCCTGTATGCCTGCCATGATGAATGAGAATGGCGGGGGATAGGCGGCATATGCCTGGGCAATCGCTGCCGGCGCATTGACGACAGCCTCAGCCAGCCTGGCGGCCTTCTGAATCCTGAACATCTTCTTGCTGTTGCCTTCCAGGCCATTGGTCATGGTCTGCAGATCGGTCAGGATATTGCCGGTCATCTTGGTTGATTGATGGCTGGCATCATATTTGATGCGTTCCCATACCTCCCTGACACCGGCACCGAACTTCTGCCATAAACACAGCTGGCCCTGTATTGACAGCCCCCATTTATCGGTGACCTCTGCCGATGCGGCGCCGCCTTCCTTGGCGGTTGCGTTGAAATCTTCCCAGGCTTTTTTCAGCCGCGCCACGCCGGCGTCCCAATCGTCAAACATCATCATAATGGCGGCATCTGCCTCGAATGAGAATGTGACAAGGCGCTTGTACCAATCAGCGAACTCCTTCAGCTTGCTGATCGCCCATTCTAGCCCGCCTGCCAGGCCAGAGATCAGCGGTGCGAACGTGACCTCAAGGGTAATGCCCAGCCCCTTGAATGTTTCCCACAGGCCGCCCAGATCATCATTCATCTTTTCGATCTTCGACGCATCGATGGCTGATATAGCAGTGCCATAGTCCTTGGCGCGCTGCGCTGCCTCATCAAGCCCCTGGGCCTGCAGTTGCAACACATTGACCATGGCCACACCTTCGGAGTCGAACAGCTTGAACGCCAGCCGCACCTGCTCCCCGGAATCCTTCACGTTCTGGAAGGCATTGGCCACTGCATACAGCTGCTTATCCAGCGGCAGCTGTGTGAGCTTGGAGGCATCGAGGCCCAGATCTCTGATGGCCTGCATTGCTTCGCCAGTACCGCGTGCAGCCTCGGCCATACGCCGCACCATGCGCTGCAGGGCCATGTCCATGGTCCTGACATTGATACCAGCCACCCTGGCGGCCTCATGCAGCCCTGCAAGCGCCTCAGTGGTGACACCAAGCTTCTTCGATACTTTGGCCAGGCGGTCAATATCCTGGGCAATCGCACGCAATGCAGCCAGGCTGACTATCGACAGCAGATAGCGCCGCATCTGGCGCAGTGAATTATTGAGATGGTCGGTGGCCTTCTGGGTGCGGCCCGATTGGTGCCCGAACTTATTCAGGGCATCGGTGCCCTTGTCTACCTGCCGGGAGTCTACCGCTAACCCAATGTCTACAATGTCGGTCATTGCTTCGCCCCTCGCAATATCTCGGCCAGCATCTTGAACTTGGCCACCACGCCGCTAGTATCTTCATCATCCACATAGGGCGCAGTGCAATTCGGGTCAACCGATACCGCAAACTGATGAACATACTGCCGCGATAGATCAATCAGCGCCCTGGCTTCACCGGGCGACAGGATAATGCCGGTCATCCGTGACCATGCATCAAGCTCCTGCCAGGTTAATGGCGCCAGCCCCTTGTCAGTGACCAGCGCCTCGCCTATCTCGACGAACAGATCGATGAGATAGTGTGTGCAGACCGGCATATCACCAAGACCACGCGCCGCCCTGCTAACCTTCTCACCGTCTGGTATTGCCGCCAACCACGCCGCCTGTCTCACATACAGATCAGCGCCGGTATCGGTTAGCGACTCGGCAAGAAATTTGCCCGATTACCCGCAAACTCATCAGCCTGTTCACGAATCCACGTATGCTGTGTATATAGCTGTACTGCAGCATCACGGCTGAACTCCAGTTGCTTACCAGCGGCGATGATATTGCCCCAGCCGATTGTGATCTCTGCCAGCAGATTGATCATTTCCTCATCGGTCAGTGATATATCACGCCCCTTGACGAGCGCACGGGTTTTCTGTGCCCGCGTTTCGTTCTGGCGCTTGCGGTATACATCTGAATCAGTGCCCAGCAACGTGATGGTGCACGGCTTGTCACCGACAAACAGTGGCGCATCTGTCACGGGATGCTTAAGATGCAGCACCCCGCCCTTGTTTGACACCTTCGATGTATCGAACTGATTAAGGTCAAAGTCCATACTACCTGCTCCTATCAATTAACCGGATTATGCCTCGTAGAGAGATTCCGGCACGATGGACACAGTGACCACTGTTGTCTCAACACCGCTGCGAGCCACAGGACCAAGCCCTGCTTTTATGACAAACCCGGTGAACTGCAATGTGTCACCAGATGGCAGTGTTACTTTGAACGAATATGCATTAGTTGATGCCACCGCTGCGGCCAGCAATATCTGCCCTGCATCGGTAGAATCACGGCCGATGGTGATATTGATATCTGGAATATCGTATGCATCCTTAATCTTCGTCGGATACAGCTGATTCATCGGCTCATGCGTGATCATCGACCACACCTTACCGATCTCGCTAACATCGACCGCCTCACCTAGAGTCGTATAACCGACAGCGCCATAGCCAGCGCCGTCATACGTTGCCGGCAGGGTGGCAGAGGCGCCCATCACTGTGCCTGTTGTTTTGCTTACCATGTCAGACTCCTATAAAAGCTGAATAGTTGATTGTTACGATGATCTGATAAAGCCCATCGACCACCGCGCCACCATCCCGCCGGGATGATTCTATATTCGCACTGACCCCGCCATATGACACCACTGTGCCAACCGGGAACAGCGCCATGACTGTTTCGGCCATCTGCTTGGCATACCCGCCGCCCATATCCGGTGGGTACCGCAGAATGATCTGGTACGCGCCCGAATGCAGATTGGTGTGCGCCAGGCTCCAGCGGGTTGTCTGCCCTGGGAAATGCTTGATCTGCGCATATTCCCTGCCAAACGTGGGCGAGTACGTGCCCTTTACATGGGTATAGGCGGCGCCACCCCATACTGAATAGCGCCCATTCTCGCGCACCACATCGATGGCCAGGCCGCCTGTCAGTATCGTGTTGACCAGTATTTGATCAAGAACGAAGCTCATCTGCCCTGGCCTCCACGATCTGCCGCACCCTGGCGACGTTGCGCGTTATCATGCCGTCCTCAGTTTCCCAGACCCCTGCATATGGCAGATTGTTGACGAAAAACGTCAGGCCATTCGGTGTGGCGCCCGCGGCGATCTCTGCCGTCACGCCCTGCTTACCCGGGTCCAAGCGGTCCAGCACACCAACGGCCGGCGCGTCATCCTGTATCTGCCAGTTGCCAGCCAGGCGCCCGGTATCGACCCGGGTATCATCAACCACGCCGCTGAACAGATCGATTTTCACGGCACGGCAAAGCTGGCCCAGATCTCCGGCGCCCTTTTCCGCTATCCTGCGCAACTTGTCTGACCAGTTTTCACTCATCGCACCTGCACCTTGTACGCCACCACAGTGCCCGCCGGCTTGATTTCCTCAATATCAACAATGGTCATGCTCTCCCCATCGACCAACGGCTTGTCGGTTAACGTGGGCACCTGCTCATTGCTCAGTATCAGCTGGCGATCACCCTGCTGTATCCGGTCGCCATCGATCAGGCCGCGCTTATAATTCAGCACCACACCGGTCGTGGTTACATTGGCGGCCGCACCACCAGTCACGGTACCAGCTACCGGGTCTTCCACTTCACCGGTCGTGCGCTGCAACGTGATTGCGGTACCGAAATCGGTCAGCAGCGCCAGAGCATCGGTGGCGGCGGCATCATAATCGAAGGTCATACCCGCACCATTTTCATGCCACCGGGATTCAGGAACATGCGGAGCATTGAATCGCCCATCGATGTGAATATGGCTTCCTGCGCAATACTGCCATCAACAGCATATTCCACTTCGAGCACATCGACTTTCTTCTTGCTGGCAATCAGATTAGGATTGGCGGCCCGGTTCCATAGGTCATAGCCGTTATGCACATCGATGGCGAAATGCATCTGGCATTCTTTGACCACATCGGGAATCTCATTGCTCGCCCAGGCCCAGCCGTTGATCATGACGCCATATCTCGGCCATGGTAGCGCCTGATCTCTGGCACTGCGCACGCCAATCATGTTGGCCTCATGCTCGCTGATATACTCGGCGGCCTTGACCAGCTCGACATCGGTGCCCGAATTATCCTGAATGGTATAGCCAAGGGTCAGGCCATAGGCTATAAAATCTGCCCGCGTCACATAGCTGTTGGCGCCTGCGACACCGGTACCATCCTCAACTATTACCGCCATCAGACACCCCCTTGCTTATCCCCAGCGCCTTGAAAATGCGCCCAACGAATGACAAGCCCGGTGCCGGTATATTAACGATCTGCCAACCGTATTCCTGCATATTGGCAACCTCGGCAGGGTGCACATCGGCGAACTTGCCCTCGCGCTCCATCTTCACTGTCATCATCAGCCCCCCTGGTGGGGGGTGGGCAGGTTATCGGAACCCACCCACCCGTTCAGGGTTAACCCAGGAGGATAGCGACAAAGTCCTGCTTCCAGACCTTGACAGCCCAGACAGCAGCGATGGAGAACATCACCTTGCCATAGCCCTTGTATACGCGAATCTCGAACGCCAACCCGGTGCGCGGGTCTTGAACGATCATCACGTCAACAGCAGCGTCACCACCTTCCGGCTGTGCAGGCGGGCGAACCGCGAACTCGACTGCATCACGGCGCAGTGCGATGTTCGATGTGGCCGTATTGCCAACAGTGATGGCGGTATTATCTGCCAGGGCTGCGCGCAGGCCAGGCTTGCCGATAGTGAAGGAACCACCGGCCAGGGCTGTGGTGACCACATACTTATTGGTATCACCAGCAAAGGTCACAACATCACCAGCCAGGATGGTGCCGGCACCGGTATCTGCGGCGATGGTAGTGTCACCAACAGCATACCCGGCCACATTATTGACCAGATAGCCGGCGCCTGTTCCCTTGGTCTGTGAACTGACCTGTGCACTCTCGCGAATGGCCATGCCGGCCTTGTTCACGATAATGCCCTGTTCCTGCATCCGGGTATCACCGGCAATGTCGAAACGTGACTGCAGGCCCAGCAGCTTGGCACCGGCCGTGGTGTCGATCACGAGATTCTGGTTGGCCGTACCGGCGCCATTATCCTTCAGAATCTTGGTTGCGTTGGTGGCGTCCTGAAAATCGCCAGCAGTGCCGAACGGGGTAGTGCCTGCCGTACCATATGCACGGCTTGCACCCTGCAGACAGGCGGTCCAGATGGCTGCCTCCCATTCGTTAACATGGGCACGGAAAGCCTGCTCGAACTGATCACCCAGGATGCTGCGATAAATACCGCCGCTAGAGGTGAACATCACTTCCTCACCGGTCCATGGGATTTCGACCGACTTATCATTGCTCATGGTCAGTGATTCGTTGCCGACGTTCTGGTTGGTACCCTCGGGAATCGTCATCGCTGGTGTGCGGTTGCCAGTTGATACAGCAGGCGTCACATGCGAGCGAATCGTCTGATTCTTGGCGACACGTTCGGTGCCGGCATTCAGTGATACAGAAGGCAGGAACCCGGTCAGTTCGCGGGCCACGATATCGGCGGCCTTGTACAGATCGGGAGCGAGATTAGTTAGCGTAGACATGGGCATCGTCCTCTTGTCTGATCATCAAGCGGACGAAAAAGCGCCCGCGCATATTGTTATTAATATCGGCGGGCGCTTCTCCCAGGCTCCTGGCCTGCAAAGGCTTCGGAACCTATGGCGGTATCAGAACACAGCTATTTTCGATTGTCAACCATCTGTCAATGTGCCGCCGTCTGACAGGAACTTGCCA